GTAACAAATGACTGCTGGATAGCTACTCGCAAAATCATAGCACTGCATTTTTTTCGTAACTATACGATTAACATAAAAACGATTTGCGTGAGTATAACCGCCATGATAGCAGTCTAATAGTTGTTTATACTGTTCTAAAGATAACTGCATTTGCAAAAATTTTTTTCGCCATTTCTTATCTTTTCTGCTTTCTGCTCTTGCCTTATTCCGGATAAAACCTGTATTTGTTAAGGGTACGTTTGCTACTGTATATCCTCTGTCTGCAATGTATTTGCGCAAAGCCTTACATAAGGCTATAGTATCAGTACAGACGTAAGCTATTTCTTTTGAAGTCCTGCCAGAATCAGGGGTACGAAATTTTTTATAATCCCATGTCCCTACTGCTTTTGCAGTGGTACCCATGTCTTGACATAAGCGTTCAAGAGATCGCTGTGTTAAAATTTGACTGTCACGAAACTCTATTCCATAATTAGTCCAATCCATGAAGATGTACCTATGCGTTTTTGAAGCAAGACAGCGATCAGGCTCACCCCACTTTGCAAACATATGATTCCTTATGAACATGTAGTCATAAGAGAAGTTGTGAATGTAAAATCTGACCATATGCTCTTTATCTGCATGTAAAGTATCACAGATTCTATCAATAGTTTTAATAAGATCAGAAACATGATTTCCATATATGCAGCAATCATCTTCGATTGTAATAGTCCAATCGGTTATAAAGCCAATGTCCTTTTTATCAAAAACAAAAGTCTCACTATCTACTGTGATGATTTTTTCATAAACCGACTGAAAATGACCTGCATTGCTTTTCTTTATAAAATCTCCATCAAATAGTCGCATATAATCATAGTTTTTAAAATATATAACTGGATAATCAGCGACTATCATTTTTTACCTACTTTCCTTTATATTTTAATGCTTCTGCTTCTGATTTAAAACCTAGTGCTTTTGCAATTTCACTTGCTTTACTTCTATCTTGGAGGCCTCTAAATTCATCCAAAATATTTTTTAGTTCACTAATGTCATAACCAGACTTATTTATGATTCTAAGTGCCTGTTTAGATGAATATAATGCAGATAACTCTTGAAATTCAATACTTCTAATGAAATCCGCTAATTCTTGATTAGATTTAAACCTAATACCATAGCGCTCATACATAGTTTGCACTCTTGCAGTCATAACTTCATTCCAACCCTGTACAGTAGAAGTTTTCTCTTTTAAAAGTTTCTGCATAGCAGAAACTTCTGTTCTTGGGAGATGCTTGTAAATGTTCAAGTTTTCCGGTATTCGTTTTGCTCCTCCAAAAAATCTATTAAGAATATTCTGATAATCTGCATAAGCTCCGCCTTGTGTAAGACCTTTTGCCTCTAAACGCACCATCCGCTGATTAATCCTCTTTGCTAATTTTCGTCTTAACTGCAACAGTTCAGACGTTGTCAATGTCTTTATATTTACGTTTTGACCGCTTGTTGCAAGTGGGATTTTTCTATTCAAGTTATACCTCCTTTCCATACTTATATAAAGCACAGTCCCAAATATAAAAACTTAAACATAAAATTTCTACCATTGGTTCATAATAAAATAAGCTGTTACGCAAATTTATATTCACATAGCTAAGTGAGCGGTACAAGTAAAGATTGCTTATGTCTTTTATTATTTGAGATGATGTTTTTTCAACAACAAATAATTTGTCTAAAAATTTTACATGACATATAGCTTTATGATGTTTTGATGAATTACGTACCTTTACAATTTCAATTCTTAATAATGAATCATCTGTTATGATTATTGACCCAATGTCCAACCTAAATATATTTAAAGCATCTATTTTTGTATTTGTATATTTTACACGCTTCATATTTTCACTCCTTTTCTTGTTCCTGATTTATTTGTTAATCACATTTTACCCCAATTGACATAAAATGTCAAGTCTGACAATTTAACATATTGTCAGAAAATTTAACATATTGTCAGA